CTCCGGTAATGAAAGTCGCCATTTCGGCGGCGTTCAGTTCGTCCTCGGTCGGTTGGGTATCGCTCATTACTCTGTCCTTTCGTCAATGGCGAGTGCGGTGTTGATTTCCCGTTCCTGGATGCGGCTTTCGACATCCGAAATACGCGCTTCGCCATTGGCGAGCGACTGTGCCGCGTCTGCGCGCAGTTTTTCCGTCTCGGCTTGGGTCTTTTCGATCTCCGCTTGCTTCATGGCCAGTTCGAGTTCAGCGTCCTTGAGGGCGATCTGCTTCTGGATCATCTCCATCTGCGCGGCTTCCATCGCCTTCTGCTGATCCTCGGGCGTCATTTCGTCCTGCGGCTTGAGAGTGTCGGGCAGCATGGCCGCGAAACGGCGCGCGAACTCGTCTGCCTTCGGCCAATCCTGCGCTTCGGCCACAAGATCCATCACCATCGCGGCGCTTTCCGGCACGGCGTTCACGAAGCCCATCATCTGCTCGGCGGCCAGAGCGCGCTTGGTGACAGTGGACGGGCCAACGGTCACGGTGACGGCGTATTTGCCGAGGGTGACATCCGTGTTCGGGTTCTGCGGGTTGTTCAGTTGCGCGAGCATCGCTTCGCCATCGGGGCCGACGATCTTGGCGATGCGGAAGGTGTCGTAGATCGTCGGGATCAGTTCGTTGATCACCTTGGCGCAGCGCTCGTCGGCCATGCGAAGGCGATCGCTGTAGATGAACGTGCCGAGGTCGGTGATCTGCTGGCGCGCCGTGATCGCCTTGGCCGAAACTTCGTTCGACTTCATGCCGAGCGCGGCTTCGTGGATGTTCGAGACATCCCGCATGTCCTGCACCGTCACGGCGCTCTCGTTCAGGAGCGCGGTGTCGAGCGGCGGGGCCTGAACACGCTCGGGCTTTCCGCCTTCGGCGTTGTATTGGAGCAGCGGGTCGTCGGAGATCGCGCTGGCCCGCCAGTCCTTCTCGAAGCCCGCCACGGCCTCGCGGGTGGCCAGCCACTTGTTGCGCGGCGCCGCGATAAGCTGCTCGGCCTGCACCGAACGCCAGTAGTTGTGGAGGCGCTGCGGGTCTTTGAGGTAGCGCACCAGCCCCCAGCGCACGTATTTCTCACCATCGCGCAGTTCCCAGCCCGGAACGCGGAAGATGGGGATCGAGGTGCAGGGCAGGTTGTAGGGGCCTTCGAGGATGTCGTTGCCGCTGCACAGATACATCTGGGCGAAGCGGTTGGGCACTTCGCGGGCATAGGGTTCGCCGTCGCGATCGACGACTTGGCCAGTCATGGTGTAGGCCACCATCACCTGATCATAGTCGTCGAAGCGCTGCACCGAGCCATCGACCATCAGCGCGAGCCACTTGGTGCCGTCCTCGACCATGCGCCAATAGCTGACGACACGGATAGCCTCGTCGCTGATCCATTGCTCGTAGTCCTCGGCAAAGGAGGTGACAGAAGCCCACGGAAACTTCTTCTGGAACAGGGTTTTCGGGACGCTCTCGGCCACAAAACCGAAACGGGCATCACCGCCATCGGGTTCGACGGAGAGTTCGTCGATCACGACCGAGAACGGGTCGGGGATGTGCTTGATCCGGATTTCCTGATCGAACACATCGTCGGCGGCATAGTCGATTTCGAGGGCGTAATAGCCCACGCCGCCGATCACCTGATACTTCATGGCCTCGTCGCGGGCCAAATCGGCGTTCGAGTTCTTGAAGATCGAACGGATCAACGCCTCGCGCAGTTCCGCGACTTCTTTCGTGCCGCCATGATCGGGATAGACGCGGATTTCGGTTTCATTGAGCAGCCGGTTGCCGACGACCTGCGCCACGTAGGCGGGAAGGCGGTTGATGGTGAGAACGGGCTTGCGGGCCGCCACGCGGCGCTCTTTGGCCGTTTTCTCCCATTGCTCGCCAAAGACGAACTCGATGTCCTCGCGCATGGCATCGCGGTTGGCTTTTTCGTCCTGTCCGCTGATAGCACGAGCATAATTTTCGCGCATCTCCTGTAGAAACGCGTCGATGCTATCGTATCCCTTGGGGGTCGCGGGCTTGCGGACGCGCTTTTCGCTGCTCAAGGTGGGCATCAGATCATCCAGCTTCCCGGTTGTGACGAAACTGCGCTCTCATACACCGCAGGAGCGGGTTCGGCAATTCCCTGCTGCCCGATCGGGATTGTCGGCTCGTTGCGCGGGGCGAAATACTCCTTGGAAGCGAAGGTGAGGGCCAGTGCATCGCCAAGGTCAGGGCTGCGAACGCCGTTCTTCCTCATGTCTGCCTTCGACATCAGGAGCCAGTCGCCATTTGTCCGGTGGATCGGCTTCACGGCGACGATGTCGGCGCACAGATCGTCGATGTCGGGTATCGCGGCGCAGCCTTCCTGATCTTCCATCCATTCCTTGAGGCGTCCCCACATCTCTGCACGGCGGTTTTCAGGGCCAACGCGGGTACGCTGGGCCATCTTGGCTTGGGAGGGCGAGCCAAAGGCTACGGAGCGGACGCATTCCGTGATGTCAGGCCGTGTGGCGCGCAAATTGGTGATGATCGCCTGCCCGATGTTGCCGCTGTCGATGTTCATGCGGTCGGGACGATCGCGTTCGAGGATTTCCAGAAGCCAGGCGGTGGCTTCCAGCGTATTGATCTTGTTGCGCCACTCGACCTTCGTGACGCAATTACCGCGGCGCCAGACGACCGCGAACCTGTCGCCGCCACCACCTGCGGGGTCAACGCCGATAATCAGCGGGCCAGAAGGCTCTGTCTTGCGGCTGCGGGCGCGAAGGACTGCGGCTGGCGAGATGAAGTGGTCGTTCTCTGTCGAGGCCCACGCATCATCGGCGCAGGACGGGTATTCGCGGTTGAAGCGGCGCAGACCGAGTTCCGCGATCTTCACGCGCCGCCACGCCATCTGCTCATTCGTGAGGCCATAGGCGGCCTGGATGTCCACCTCGGAAGGGGTCACTTCGTCCGGTGCCTCGTCAGAGAGGGTGAAGTCCTCGGAAGGCGGGTAGGTGTATTCGGGCTGGATGAACCACGGGATGAAGATGGAACGGTAGATGCCGGTGCGCGCTTCGCCAGCCCTGAACGTCTCGAAGAACTTGCCGCTCGGGCCGCCGGAAGTGCTTTCGAGGATGATCTCTGTGTTCGGGAGAAGGGCGACGCACTGGATGGAGGCCGCGAAGTGGCTTTCGGCATTCTGCCAGAAGGCCGCCTCGGAGCCATGAAGGAGGTTGATGTCGTCGCCGCGTCCGCCTTCCTGGTTCCCTGCCGTCGCCACGGTATAGGAACCTTCGAGGTTCGGGAAGGTCATCTTGCGGGCGTTGTTCTCGCCAATCTCGGGCGCGAAGGGGTTATACTTGTGGAAGCGCTCGACCATGCCGAACAGCGCATCGGACGAGTTGCGTTCGTGGGAGAGGATGTAGACCTTACGGCCAAAGGTCAGCGAGGCTTTCCAGTAGAACCGCGCCGCCACGTAGGTCGAAATGCCCTGACGCCGACCTTTCAGCACGGTCATGCGGACCATGCCTGTCTCGCGGCGCTGTGTCTCGATCGCATCATGGAAGCGCATCTGCGCCTCGTTGAACTGAAAAGGAACGAGGCGGCCAGACTTGTCGAGGATCTTGAGGCAGTCACGCGCGAATGTCGGGAGATCAGCACGCCAGACCTTGAGGCGCTCGTGCAGGCGGGACTGTAGATCGGCGCTAGAACTGCTCAAGGTCGATCTCTGGGGTTTCGTCGGCCAAGGCATTGGTGATCGGGTCGTAGGGTGTGGCCGGAAGGTAGGAGTAGTCCTTGCTTTCCTCGGCTTCCAGCGCCCTGATGGCATCCTCGATCCGCACCGTGCCAGTGTGCTCCACTTGCTTCGGGGCCGTCACGATCTTCGGGAAGGTCTTGGTGAAGAACGCCTCCGGGTTCTCGTCCGCCCACTGCGCCATTCTGGAGACGCCGCCGATCATCTCGAACACCGTAGCAATCTGCGCGCCAGCAAAACGCCCGATGTTCGCGTAGAACTCGGCGTCGATGGAAGTGATTTGCGGCAGATTACCTTTGCGGGCCAAGGCGGGGTGTCTCCTTCCTGTGTGGGGTGTAACCCGTGGGGTGGCGGGTGTCAATGGGGCGGGAGATAGCGTCGGTAATGGCGATGTTGTCTGTATATTATAGACTACGTTTTGAAAATTTGGGTTGGTTTGTGGGAGGCTCATAGCCCGGCAACGAGGCCCGCGCCCGAACCACCCCCTCCCCTCCCGATCAAAATCCTGGCGGGTCCCCTTTTGAGTTTAGCACGTAGTCTAGTCTATGTCAAGCGAAAAAATAATCTTTTTTGAAAATTTTTCCTCTTGCACCAGCCTATGCAATCTATATACTAGACGCATCAGCAACAAACGAGGGTTGGCAAATGTTCAAGATTGGCGATCAAGTTACCTGGCAAACGCGCAACGGCGCCGAAACTGGCACCGTCACGGCGATCGACGGGCATGATGCTATCATCAACGGCGACGAATGGCGCGTCAATCTGCGCGATCTGCGCTTTTGGGGTTGACTGGTGCAATGTAGTCTATAGATTAGACGCATCAACACAGCATAGGAGCGCTGATAATGACCAATCTTGATGCAGCCTTTGACCTTCTCGGCGCCTATTCGGCCCTTCGCAAGGCCGCGCGCCGTTTCGATCTCGCTGGCAACCCGGAAATGGCCGAGGATACCCGCAAGGCCGCCGAAGCTGTCATGATCATGGCCGAAGTTGCAGCAAGGCGGCACAAGGAATTGGCGGGGGTTTAACACCCTCGCCTAACCGCTAAGGCACAAACATTCTCAATTTTTCAGGAAGGAACAAAATTATGGCAATCAATCTCCCGCCGCTCAAAGCCTGGGAAGGCTCATGGGCTATCGTCAACCGCCAGACGGGCGAGTGCATCATGGAATTGCACCGGCTCGACGCCAAGCTGGCCGATCGTATGAACGGCGAGAAATACCATGCTGTCCCGATTGCCGAGCACCTTGCCAGCTTTAGCGGCCATGGAGAGGTTTGAGCCATGCCTGATCCCTTTCTCTCGCCCCGCGCCTACCGCCAAGCCTTCTGGTCCCTCAAACGCAGTCAGGAACCACCTAGGCCCCTTGCGCCCCTCTCGCCCTCTCTGGTCGCCAGGTCCAAGCCTAGGCGCCCGATCGTCCGCATCTAGTTGCAATTGCAACCAAGTGACAAGGTATCATCATTTAACATAATACCGCCTCACGTAGTCTATATTCTCTTTTTTCTTTCCCTACTTTCCCCACCTTAGTCCGGCTTCATCCGCCAGCAATGGGCGCTAGAGGGGACGACAAGTGTGATTGTATGTCAGAGCGTCCCCTACGGGGATTTAGGGCCGCGCCCCGCTCTGACATACAATCACACTTCTGTCAAGTCCCCTAATGCGCCCTTTTTGCGGCGATATAGCCTGACCTTCTAAGGAAAGTTTTAATCGCGCATAGTCTATTTACTAGCAGGCGTAGTCTATAGCCTGCCTCTAGTGAGGCTTGCTTATGGCTGCGATATGGGTTAGGGAGTTTGGGCCGGGAGCGTTGGCGCGCTCGACCGGCCCTGACACTAGCAAGAGGTTCGCTTGCCATGCCTGATGTGATTGTATCCGGTATCCGTGTTTCTGGCAACCTTGCCTTTGTGCCGTTAGCCGGTGGGCAAGAGGCCGTGATAGATGCGCGGGACATTCCCAAGATCCACAAGCACCGTTGGACCGCGCATCGAGGCCGAACGGCCTTGCGTGTGGTGCGTTTCATCGACACCGGGGACGGTAAGCAAATGGTGCATATGGCCAATGACCTTGTGCCGGGTGCTGGCGCGGTTTACCTGCGCCATCGTAACGGGAACCCGCTCGACCTGCGCCGTATCAACCTTGTGGCGACCAGGCGCAAACTCTGGCGCCCCAAGAAAGCCCGCAAGCCCCGCGCGAAACCCGCTCCGCCATTCCGTGCGATCTGCCAAGCGACGGGCGAGGGTTTCCGCCTTGTGGTGCGCGCCTATGGCCAATTGTGGCAACGAGGATATTTCCCAACTCGTGAAGCTGCTTTCCGCGATTATTGCGCCTGCGTCGAAAAATTCGGGCCTGATTGCATTTAGCGTTTGACTAGGTGCGAAACGTAGTCTAGTGACTAGAACCTCAAGACAGCAATGGAAGGGCTGAACCGATGAAACATCTTACCGATCCCCGCTTTCGTGACGTAGTGGCATGCTTTGAAGTGTGCCTTGCCAATGCGCGGGCGCATGACGATTTGGCCGGCGCTGCTCTCAAGGCCTATGGCGATCACGGACCGCAGATTAGCGGCTGTGTGCGCGAGCATTTCCCTTCGCAGGTGAAAGTCGCCTTGCGGGCCTATGCGCGGGCTGTGACCTACTGGAGCGAGCGCGCATACGAGGCGAGGCCCGCGCGCGTCCGCCATGACACGATCCGCGCAATCGGGCGCGCAATCGCCAAGCGTGACGGCGCTGGCTACTATGGGCCACAGGCCTGAACCAACCCCTAAGCCAATGGAAGGGCTGAACCATGTGTGAGCACCACAACGCCGATCAACCCGGCTGGACGCCGAAAGTCGCCGCGCGGGTCTACGCCTGCTCCGAATGCGGCACGGAAAAGACGATCACGACCAACCATAGCGGGACCGTCTGGGCCGAGCCTTGCGCTGGCAAATGCCGGGACATTCTCAACCCGCACACCGCGCGCGAACGGGTGATCTGGCATCCCGAACGGCCTCATACCTTTGTCAGGGAAGCCTAACTCATGCCCGAACCCCTCGACCGCAGCACCTGCGAACACGACTGGCAACGGGAGCCATATTCTGGCCCTGTGCTGGTCTACACCTGCCGCAAATGCGGCGATGAATACGAAAGGGACATATCGTGACCTTTGAACCAACAACACGCCTCGGCGCCTTCGTTCTCGGGATGCTCGAATTTCGCCTTGATTTCACTTGGGCCGACCCGGCTCGTGACTATGACGGAGACGGGGAAACCTACACCGCGCTTGACGAGGCATATGACCTAGGCCGCGATCTGGCGCATCGTCTCACCCTTCGGAGGTTCGACCAGTGACCCCTAACCACTTCCACATCCGCAGGCGCGATCCTGGCGGCGCTGGCCGCGTCCTGCCGGTGATCCGCACCGCGCAAGGCTTGTGCGTGTCCTCGACGATCTACGCGCCCTTGCCCGAAGCTGACGACCTCACCGAAGCCGAAGCGCAAGAGGTGCGGGATTTCCTCGCCTTTGGCGGCTGGGAACGCGTCAACCCTGAAACCGGAGAGGCTTTGCCATGTTGACAATCTACCTACGAAAGGAACCGACCCGCGACTGTGGAGAGCGTGAATTTCGTGCGCCTGGCAACGAGCGGGACGTGGTGGCCTATCGTGACCCCGACGCAACAGACAGGCTTGCGCGCTGGCCGTGGTATATGGCCAGCAAGCCGGACAAGCGCAATCGCTGGCGCACGATCAATTGCTATCGCTATCGGGTGCAATGGCTTCCCGATCTGGAGAAGGAACAGGCCCAATGACCTACACCAGCGTCACCAGCACCGCGCGCAAGCCCGATCGGCTGCAATTCGAGCACGATCTACGCGCCGCGGTCACTGCCCACTGCCCTGCGGCTGTGATCGAATACGTGGAGCACGACCATTCCGACCGCTCCATGCGTTGCCGCGTGGAAGTCCCCGGCGCGCTCGGCGTTTCCTTTTGGCTGGAAGCGGGCGAGCGCGATCGGCTGCTTTCGTGGCATGGCGCGCGATCCCGCTTGCAAGGCGTGGACGGGGCTTGGCTTTCGTTCAATATCAACCGCTTTCACGGCTGCAAGGCTTCCACGCTGGTGCATGATCTGAATAGCCTGATCGGTTGCCTCATTGCGGGCCTGAACGCGGCTGCGGATGGCAGCGCCTTTGCGCCTGTGGCGGCCAATGCCTAAGCGCTATTGGTTCAAGCATCGGCCCCCGCCGAATTGGGCAGTAAATCCCAAGCCTGCGGATGCTGTGGAGCGCTTGGCCATTGCGATCCGCCAGAACCCGTCCAGGAACCTGCTCGACGAGTTGCTTGACCCTTTGCGGGTGAAGGGCGCTGTGGAGGCTGACAAGGCCTCTGGGGGCGTTCTGGCGGCGCTAGGCGGGCGATTGCCCCACCGTGCGCCGCCTTGGCACACCGCCGAGGAACTTTGCATCCTGTGGCCTCTGGTGTGCAAGGGGCTATTCAAGATGGGCAGGGCGCCACGCCTGACGCCCGACAAGATGATGCATAAGCTGGCCCTGAACCGCGTCCCCGTGGTCCGCAACGCGGATGGCGGCGCGGGCTTTGTCTGGCATGGCAAGCGCCGGATCTACTGGTTTACGACCGCTCCCGCGACCGGCAACCGCCCGATCTCGCAAGAGACATTCGATAGCGTGATGCGGGCTTGCCTGGGCGAAACGTAGCATATTGACTAGGGCTTGCCGGTGTGTATGCTGGCGGTTCTCTTGGGAAGGAGCAGACAGTGGCATTCCATTACGAAACGAGACCGCACCCGACGCGCAAGGGCATGATCCTCGCCGTGACGCTCAAGGGCGCGCATGACAAGGCGCAGACCGAGGAAGAAAAAGCCTTCGAGATGATCGGCGGCACCTATTGGCGCCCGATCAAGGGCGAAGTCCACGCCAGCGACGAGGCACTGCGGGACTGGTGCAATATGCACCCGCCGCATCCCTACTTTGGCGGCTCCTATGCCCCTGTGACGGTGTGCTATACCCTCTCGCCCGCGCAAGCCCGCGATCTCGACCTGATCCTGCGCGCTGGTTTCACGCCTGCAAGAGGGTTCAACGGCTGGCCTGATGGCTTTGAGCCGGAGGATCGGGCCTTCTGCCACCCTGACACCGGCGATCGGGAGTATAGCCGCGCCGAGGCAGTCAAGATTGCCAAGGGGCGCGATCGTTGCCCTTACACGCTCGAAATGGACTTCGGCTGATGGCGACCCCGCAAGAACGCCTGGGGATGGCCGCATGGCTGGCAGACGCGGACGGTATTCCGTTCGAGGTGCAACACCTTTTCGACCTGTCCGAATACGAGGGACAGGCGGCAGAGATCAGGGAGAGGCTCAATGCCTAGGCATATCTTCTGGCGCTGGTGCATCGCTGGCTTGGCGGTGTTCTGGCTGGCGGTTTCCGGCGGCGTGTGGGCTGCTTTCAAGGGGGTGGTGTGATGGATGAGAACTTCTGGGGCTTGATGTGGGTCTTGACCGTCTTGTGGGTCGGTTGGCCGCTCCACGCGATTGCGGGCCACCTCGCAGCGCTGCGTAAGAAGGCTGGTGCCTGATGCTGACCGCCATCTTTCTCACCGCATGGCAGCACGACCGCACTTCGCTTGCTGATACCGTTTTTCATGATTGCCCTTCCGCTGGTGTGGGCGATGCTGCTGGAGATTGTAGGATGACCAAACTAGATGCCATTATGGCAGAAATTGAGCAGGAAATTGGCCGCGCTGTTGCCAAGTTTCCGGCTTGGCCGACCGATATTATCCACGCTGGCAATGTTGTTAGCGAAGAGGCTGGTGAACTCGCCAAGGCCATTCTTCAAGTGGTTTACGAGCCGCACAAATCAACCCTTACGGATGTGCGAGAAGAAGCGGTGCAGACCGCCGCTATGTGCATTCGCTTCCTTGTCAGCATGGATCGCTATGAACTGATTACTAGCGACCAACATTTGCAGGGAGATATCGATGCCTGAGATGCGCGAAGAACTGGAAGCCCGCGCCCTTCTCGCCAAGATTGACGGAGAACAGGCATGACCCCCGAACGCGACCGCCTGCTGGACGAGATTGCGGCGCTGCGCCGTGCTGACGAGCTGGCACCCGGCACAAGGTCAATCCCCGATGCCATTGCCGAGCGCGTGGCCGAACTGGCGAAGCTGGATGCCGAGCCGGATTGGGGGCCTGCGGTGGAGCGGTTTGCCGATGCGGCAGGCTTCGAATGCGGCAACCTTCCCGAAGTGCTCGAAAGCATCCGCGTTGGCCTCATCGCCGCCGCCCCGCTGTTCCCGCGTGATGCGGGCATGAGCGAGGAGGAGATTGAGCGATTGGCGCGGGAGAGCGTGAAAGCCTGCACAACCTATCCCTCCAATGGATTGGTGCGAGTGTGGCCCGAAGAGGTTGCCACCTACGCCATCCGCGAAACCCTGAAGCGCGCCCCGCAGGTGCGGTGGCCGAGTGACTCCGAGTTGCTGAACATGGCGATCAACAAGGACGGAACCGGCTACGTGGACTGCTTCACGATGGCCCGCCGCCTCAAGGCCCACCTGACGGGAGAAGGCGCAAAGACCGTCGAACCCCTGCCCAATACTTTCGCAGGCGGGACAACTTGGCGCACGGGGTCTGACGAACAGGGAGAAGGCAAGTGAGCGAGGTTCTTACTGTGGTAGCCGTCTCGGTGTTCTGGTGGTTTTGGCAGGACTTCCTTGACTGGATTGAACGCGCTCTGACGGGAGAAGGCAAGTGAGCGAGGTTAAGGTGACGCAGGCGGACGAAAACTTGCGGCGCGAGATCATTCAAATGGTGGTCGATGCTCTCGACGCGGGCAATGGCGAGCCAGCAGGCTTTTTTGATACCATTGACGCCAAGATCGCCCGCCACCGCCAATCCGCCACGACCGAAGCACTGGCGGCGATGGAACAGGCGCGGGAGGCGTTGTCCGCTTTCACTATGTGCGCCCGCTATCAGCCGCACATGGGCGGCGAGGCGTCGTTTAAGGGATGGGCGCAGAATGACTTGCGTGAAGCCGAAGCAAAGGCTCGCGCCACCCTCGCCACCCTCACCGAACAGATCGAAAGGATGCGCGGTGAGGCGCAACAGCCCTCGGGCGCAATGACAGGAGAGTGAGATGGTTATCAGTGTGGAATGCCCCCGCTGCAACGGAACTGGTGAAATCCTCGGCGGCACGCCCAACGCTCGTGCGCGTTACGTCAGGCATGACGATCTTGACCCCGGCGACTTCGGAGAACCTTGCCCCAAATGCCTCGGCTCCGGTGTGCTGGAATGCGATCTCGAGGATGAAGCCCAATGACCCGCGCCCTCAACATCTTCGCCACGTCCAAGCCGGATCGCATCACGCATGGCCGTATCGAACCCATGTCGCCGGAGGATGAATACTTCTGGAACTGGCGGCGTGAACGCAAGCAAAAGGAGCGGGCCGATGGGTGAGGTTGACACAAGCCCGAGCGTGGGACTGGTGCAGCACATGATTGAGTGCGGGCGCGCGCCCGATACCATGAACCAGCGCGTCTGGCCGAACTGGCAGGTTGCCGACGCACTGGAAGCCCACGCCGAACGCGCAATCGAGTCCCTCACCGCCGAACGCGATAGGCTGAAGGCGGCGTTGGATCGGAGCGCAGAACATTGCCCGCAATGCGATGGTGCTGGCGAATATGACTTCGGCCCTTCACGCAATCGAACCAAAGTGCCGTGCGAGTTTTGCGAGATTGCCCGCGCCGCCCTCGCCACACAGGAGCAGCCCAATGACTGACGACATTGCCAAGATCGCGGCGGGGCTGACGGGCAAGCAGGCTGCGGCTGTGCGCGGGATATACCGCTGGGATAGTCCGTGGGAGCAAGATGAAGGCGAGAACGGGCTTTACGTTGCGGGTATTTGGAACCCGCGCCCCAAGCGGGGTGAGAGCATTCTAACTCCTCTCGGCCTCGCCGTCCGCGCCTACCTTCTGGAGAACACCAATGCAGCGTGATGTGATCTGCGAAATGTGTATTGCCTACAACCGAGTGTTGCTGAACCAGCCCGAAGATGAGCGCAATCAGCCCGCCGCGATGCAAGCCGCCCTCACCGCCCTTGAAGCCCTTGGCGTGCTGCCGGTGTGGCAGGACATTGCCAGTGCAAGCGATCCGCTTGAGGATTGCCTGGTATGGGCGGAAGGGTATTCCATGCCGATTCTTGCTTATAATCGGCCTTGGGTTCCGGTGTCCAACGACTTGCTGCCGCCACTTGACCCGCAACCTACCCACCGGATGCCCCTTCCCGCAGCACCGAACCAAGCCATCAAGAACAAGGAACAAGAGAATGACTAATACCCCCACCAACCAGGATTTCGTGGCGATCGGCTTCAATGGCAAGGGCGCGAAAGCGTGGGAGCCGGTGTGCGCCTGGCTGCTGGCCTTTTGCGAAAAGCTGCCCAAGGATAGCAGGCTCTCGACCCGCGATCTGCTGAATGCGACCGGCGTGGAAGGCACCCGTGCTGCGGTGCAAGCCCTCTGGCGTATTCGCAAGGAAGAAGGTGTGCCAGCGGAATGCTGGGAGCAGGATCAGGCCAAGCGCTTCATGGGAAATCCGCTGATCCTGTGGAAGAACCCGAACAAGGTTGACACTTCGATCTTCTGATGCTTTGAACGTTTCAGCGCGGACTAGCTATCTGCGTTATCGCACCAGCCGCCCCCTGTCGCCCTTCCCAGAACACGTCGGGCGGCTGGTGCGAGACTGGTATAGGAAGGGTAAACCATGACATTGCTCGACTCGGCCCTGTCGTATGCGGATAGGGGATGGCACGTTTTCCCCTGTCTCGCGGGGCTGAAAACGCCTGCAACGCGCCACGGCTGGCACGATGCCACGACCAACCCCGACCGCATCCGTGCGTGGTGGCAGGCGAACCCCGACTACAACGTTGCGATCGCCACCGGCCCGAGCGGGTTGTTCGTGGTGGACATGGACCCTGGCGCTGATGCGGAATGGGCCAAGCTGGTCGCCAGCGATCCCGCCCTCGCTCTCGCCTTGCAAGACACCTACGCCGTGCAAACCCCGCGCGGTGGATGGCACTACTATTTCACTGGCGAAGGCAAGTCCTCGGCCAGCAAGCTGCTGCCGAATGTCGATACCCGCTCCGCCGGTGGCTACGTCCTCGCCCCGCCCTCGCGCGTCTCTGACAGCAAGGCGCAAGGCTCCTACACCTTGGCCGCCGACCGCCCGCTGCAAGCCCTGCCTGCCCTGATCGCGCAGCGCATGAGCCGTGAGGACGCGCCGCCCGCCGCGCCCGATCTGCCTGCCGATAGCATCCTGTGGGACGCGCCCGAGACCCTGACCCGCGCCGAGGCTTGGCTCGAAGGGCTAGTGAGCGCTGGCGAGGTCGCCGTGGAAGGCTGCGGGGGCAACACGCGCACCTATCAGACCGCCTGCCGCCTGCTGGAAATGGGCATCAAGCCCGATACGGCATACCTTCTGCTGCTGCGCGACTGGAACCCCTTTTGCATCCCGCCGTGGGAGCCAAAGGACCTTGAAACCATCGTTCGCAATGCGTGGGAGCACGGCCAGGAGACGCGCGGTAACAAGGCCGAGCCGCCGCTGGAATTGCAGCATCAGCACCTTCTCGAAGCCGTTGAGGCCGATGCTGACGATGGTTGCCCCGAGGAATATGAGGCATTCGATCCGCAGTGGATCAGCGAGGTCAGGCGCAATCTCAAGCCGCTCGAATGGCTGCTGCCCAATTATCTGCCCAAGGTGGGCGTGGGCTACCTCTACGGGCCTTCGGGGACGTTCAAGACCTTCATCGCCCTCGACCTCGCCATGAGCATCGCCACCGGGCACGGGCCGAACTGGTGGCAGGATGGCGACCGCGAGCCAATGCCGGTGGTCTATTTCGCTGGCGAAAGCCCCCACGCCTTCGCTGGCCAGCGGGTCGATAGCTGGCTGCACAGGCACCTTATCCCCGGCCTCGAAGCCAAGAACCGCCTGCTGTTTCTCGACAAGGTGCCGCCGATCGAACTGGTGGACATCTGGCGGTTCATCACCAAGCGCATCAAGTCGAAGTTGCGTAAGGCTGGCCACGAACGGCCTGCTCTGGTGGTGATCGACACGCTCTCGCGCTTGATGGAAGGCGAGGACATCTCGAACCAGCAAGGATCGAGCCGCGCCTTTGGCCGCATGGAGCGCATGGCCAAGGAACTCGGCTGCTGCGTTCTGCTGGTTCACCACACCGGCAAAGATCCGACGAAGGGCATGGTCGGCTCCTACGTCTGGTATTCCAACGCTGATACCGTGATCGAAATCACCCGTGAAGCCCCGACGACAACCACGGTGCTGCTCGAAACCCGCAAGCAGAAAGAGAGCGACCCTGGCGAACCCAAGCGCTTCGTTGGCGCGGTCTATGGCGACAGCATCGCATTCGAGCGGGATTGGGAAGCCAAGTTCATCGCGGACAAGGACGGGGCAGCCAAGCTGCTGACAGGGCCGGGATCGGAGGAATGGTGCCAGCCGGAAGCGTTGGTAGCAATCCTCAAGGATGGGCCGCTCTCGACCGAGCATCTGGCCGACAGCCTTGCGCTGCACTGGCAAGTCGGGCGCTCGCTGGTGCTGAAACGGCTCAAGAAGGACGCCAAGGGCCGCTACAGGGCTTGGCTGCTGACCGAGAATATCTGGTCCATTCCCGCGGTCGAGCAACCGCCCGAAGTTGATGTGAGTATTTTCTGATGATCCTCGATTTCACCGGCAAGGATTTCGTGCTGCGCCTGGCGCGCGGCGAAGGCGACCCGCGGGACTTCATGAACCACCGTGGCCTCGACTATTCCACACCCGCCTCGACCCCTTCCGAAGCCATCCTCTACACCAAGGAACCGTGGGGCGTGGCCGACCTCGGGCAATATGCCACGCCCGCCGCGCTCAAACAGATCGAACCCATCGCCAAGCGCATCGCCGCCAGCCGCGCGCCGACCTCTGGCTCACACTTCAAGATGCCTGCCGATCAGGAACTCTGGGGCTTCCAGAAAGCCTCGCTCGATTATCTCTTGAGCGGCAGCGGGCATGGGCTGATTGCGGACGAACCGGGCCTCGGCAAGACCCCGCAGGCTATCGTCTATGCCAACGAGATCGGTGCCAAGCGGGTGCTGGTGATTTGCCCCGCCGCGATCCGCACCCAATGGGCGCGCAAGATCGAGGAGTGGTCAACCATGCTCCCGCCGCGCCTGATCTATCCCGTGTTCAACGCCAAGAACGGGGTGCATCCCAACGCGCAATGGGTGATCCTGTCCTATGCCCTGGCCCGCAACCCTGGTATCGTGGCGGCGATCGCCAAGCAGCGCTTCGACCTGATCATCATGGACGAAAGCCACTACCTCAAGGACGTTGACAGCTACCAGACCCGTGCCATTCTCGGGCAGGCTGACGGCCAGTATCACCCCAAGGGCCTCGACCCGATCCCCGCGATCATCAGCCGTGCGGCCAACGTGCTGTTTCTCTCGGGAACGCCGATCGTGAACCGTCCGCTGGAAGCCTACACCACGACCCGCGCTCTGGCGTGGGACGCGATCGACTACGCCTCGCTCGACAAGTTCAGGGTGCGCTACAATCCGCAGAAGGAAATCATCATGCGCGGGGGCAAGCGCATCAAGCAGGAACGCATCGGGCGGGTGGTCGAACTCGGCAACCGGATGCGCGGGACGTTCATGGCTCGCCACGCCAAGCGCGAGGTCATGACGCAATTGAAATTCCCGCGCTACGAGGTGATCCAGTATGAGGAAACCAAGGACATCAAGCGGCTGATCGAGGCCGAGAGCCTGCTTGGCATCGACGTTGACGCGGTGCAGACGACAACGGACTACGAGATGCTCGGCCACATTGCGACCCTTCGGCGGGAGATGGGCATCGCCACGGCGCCGCAAGCTGCCGAGTATGTTCGGACGTTGCTGGAAGGCGGCGTGGAAAAAATTGTCGTTTTCGGCTGGCACATCGAAGTTTTGACTATACTACAGCAAAAACTTATGCGATACGGGGTGGTGAGGATCGACGGTTCGACGACAGGGAAGGCTCGTCAGGCAGGCGTCGATAGCTTCATCACCGCGCCAAACATTCGCGTGATGCTGGGAAATATTCAGTCGATGGGGGTAGGCGTCGATGGTTTGCAAAAAGTCAGTCAGCGCTGTGTTCTGGTCGAGCCTTCATGGACGCCAGGAGACAACCAGCAAGCGATCGACCGTCTCGATCGTGGCGGACAGCTTGGGTCTGTTCAGGCTGATTTTCTGGTTCCGCCAGGGAGCATAATCGAGAAAATTCTGGTGGCGGCCTTGAAGAAGGCCAAAATTATCCATGAAACTTTGAAGTGAGGAAGGGTGAAAATTATGACCATCGAAGAAACTCTAGCCGAGCGCCGGTCGCGCTATGGCGACTTCACCGACCGCGCGCATCTCGCGCAAGCCTTGCAGGGGTGCATGACCGCTCCCGCCTATGGTTGGGCGCGGATGTCGCCCGACAAGCGCCAGGCCCTGACCGTGATCGCGGACAAGATCGCTCGCATCCTGACCGGCGACCCCGAGTATCGGGACAACTGGCACGACATCCAGGGCTACGCCAAGCTGGCCGAAGATCGGTGCAAGGATGGCAAGGTTCGGTTTGATGTGCGCGAAGGCTTCGCCACCGTAGCGGACAGCCACCCTCGCACCCTTTACGAGAAGGTCGTGGATCGGACGCGTCCCACTGACCCGTTTGAACTCGCTGGCCTCCGCATCGCCACCGAGAACGCGATCGACATGGCCCGAAAGAACCAGGCCACTCCTGTTACAGTGCTGCTAGCGCTGACCCGCGCCCTGCAAGAACTCGACAACCAGAAGAAGGACGACTGACATGATGAATTTTGAATACACGCTGTTCCACCCCAAGGGTGAGATCAAGGTCAAGGTGACAGGTGCCACTGCCAATGCGGCGATGGCGACGGTGCAGATGGGCCATGAGATCGTGGCGATGATGGGCGGCAATGTCGCTGGTCAGGCTCCGGTCGAGATTGCGCCCGAGCAGATGCAGGCCGACCCTGTTGTCGTGCGCGGGCATACTGCGGAGGAGATGTCTACTGCGTTTGAAACGCCTGTGGTTGCGCCGCAGCCCGAACAGGCGCGGGGCATCACCGTGGATGGTAATCCTTATCCGGCGACCAACAACGGACCGGAAGAAGTGCCGCAACTCGATAGCGCTGGCACCCCGTTCGACCCCGAACTGCACACCGGAACGCTCAAGAAGGATGGCACCTGGCGCTTGAAGAAGGGCGCCGCCAGCAAGGTCGAGGGCGGCGAGGAAGCGGACGAAGGCGAACCGGAGGGAAACGCATCTGCCTCGCCTGTGGATACGGCATCGGATGGCCCGACTGCATCTGCCGCTCCTGAAACGGAACCCGCCGCTGACGAAGAACTGCCCGACATCACCGACACCGAGTTGCAGCGCTATTGCGGTCGGCTGGTGCAGCACTTCGGCAAGTCCGATCCGGTGTTCGCGCTGGCAGCGGAGTTTGTGCCGGATGGCGAGATGCCGCGCCCGACCATGATCAAGGATCAGGCGAAGCGCCGCGAGTTCATCGCCAAGGCGCAGGAGCAGACGGGAGTGATCTATCATGGCTGACGTTCCCGCCCCGCTGGTGTGGGTGAAGGAACACCCGTTCTCGGAAATCCCACAGAGCATCGAAACCATGCCGGTGGTCTATGCCACGGACAAGGTTCGGGTGGCGGTGGACGCCACCGGCAAGCGGCTGGCGATCCGCGTGGAAATCAACACGGAAGGGAAAAATAATGAGCAGTGAACACTCCCCGCTCGGGGCCAGTGGCGCGGCGCGCTGGCTGGCTTGCCCCGGCTCCTTCGCCCTGAACAAGAACGCGGAACGGGTCGAGAGCGAACACGCCGCTCTCGGCACCGCCGCCCACACTATCGCGGCCCAATGCCTTCTTGGCCATCGGGATGCGTGGGAGTTCATCGGGCGCGAACCGGACAGCGAAATCCCCTATGGCATCGGCTACGGCGAGAACGAGATCGACCCTGACGCGGTGCAGGAATACGTCAATCTCGCTCGCTCGCTGATGGAAGGCGCCGCCAAGGTTGGCATCGAATACGTGCTGGGTCGCAACTACCGCCCCAACAAGTATTTCTGGGGGACTGCGGACTTTATCGCCGTGCATGAAGATCGGCTGGTCGTGGCCGACTTCAAGTATGGCGTGGGGGTCACGGTGCCAGCCGAGAACAACCCGCAACTGCTCTACTATGCTTGGGGCGCGATCAACGAACTGGTCGATCTCGACATGGACGAGAACTTCAAGGTCGAACTGATCATCAGCCAGCCCCGTGCCGTCTTTGGCGAGCATCAGAAGCGCTGGGTGACGACCGTTGGCTACGTGACGAAGTGGGCGCGGGAAACCCTGCTCCCTGGCATGGAGCGCGCCATCAACGAGGAAACGCTGGTGATGGGCGACCACTGCCAGTTCTGCGATGCGAAGCTGATTTGCCCGCTGCAACAGGATGCGTTCATGCAACTCGACCAGCCCGAGCCGACCGGCCTGTCTGACGAGGATCTGGACAAGTTCTACGCGATGCTGCCGCGGGTGCGCGGCTTCATGAAGGCGCTCGAAGCCAAGGTTCATGCGCGGCTGTCGGAAGGCGGCGAGTTCACCAACGCGAAGCTGGTAGCGATGCGGACGACCCGCACATGGAAAGACGGGGCGGAAAAGGCTCTGGCAGAAATGCTGGGCAAGGACGCCTACGAAGAAAAGCTGAAATCGCCTGCCCAAGTCGAGAAGATCAGTGCTCGATATAAGCAGGTGGTGGCAGAATGGGCCTATCTTCCCGAGGCAACAGGGTTTAAGGTAGTCCCGGCTGACGATCCCGCTCCGGCGGCCAATCCGAATGCCGAACTCGAAAAGTTGTCGAAAATGTATCAAGCCTGATTGAAAGGAAATCGAAATGTCTGCGAACAAGTATTACGACTATGTGCTGCGTCACCCCGCCCGTGCGATCTATGCGAACCTGACCGAAGCCAGCCGTCCGGTCGAGACCGCCAAGACCAAGTATTCGGTCACGCTGGGTCTGGAAGCCGAGGATGCCTCGGCGCTGTTCGAGATCGAAGCCCGCGCCATCACCGAACACTTCGGCCCCTTCACTGGCGCGGACAACTACCAGCTTTGCGTGGTGAGCGGCGAGAAGGCGGCGCAGAAGGCATTGGCCAGCGCGGAGATCGCTGCGCGTGGCAAGCCGGTCGAGGAAGCCGAGAAGATCAAGCAGCGGGCGCAGGCCCGTGCCGATCTGGTTCGGCCATTCGCGGGCATCCTGACCGCTTCCAGCCGCATCGCGTTTCACGATCGGTTCCTCGAACGCTACCAGACTGACCTCGATCAGAAGGAGCGCGAGATGGCCGACCGGATGGGCTTCAAGCTGGGCATCGTCGCGCAGCCGAAGATGATCACGCTCGACACGCAACTGGTGTTCCAGGAATACAAGGACAAGTTCTACCGCGGTTGCTATGTCGGTGGCTCGTTCAACCTGTCCCCGTGGGCGCGCAAGAAGGCCGACGACAAGGACGGCGTGAGCGCCTACATCCGCAACATCGTCTGGGTGAAGGATGGCGAGCGGCTGACCGCCGAGCGCAGCCTTGCAGACGAGTTCTCGCACTACATGGGCGCGGCCACGGGCTATGACCCGACCACCGGCACCGGACAGGCGGGCGTGGATACCAGCCAGTTCTGATCGTCACGACCGCTGGCAGACCGGGAATAGTCTGCCAACCATCTTTGGAAGGGTGAAACCATGAAAGCCACACATATCGACTACAAGCACCCGCGCCATCTGCGGGTCGAACACGGAGGGCAGGTGCTGTGCATGGCGCCGTCGCACAGCCAGTATGCTCGGTTGTCCAAAGCGAGCCTACCCAAGTATACTTCCAAGCAAGCCCCAGAATGACCCGCTACGTGGTTCTGGACTTCGAGACGGCAAGTTGCGCCGATCTCAAGCAGGTGGGCGCATGGCGCTACGCCGAGGACATCTCGACCTTCATCCTGTCGCTTGGCTACAAGGTCGTCACCGACAACGCGCCAGCGCCCACGGTCGTCCTCACCGAGCAGGACATTCGCAACCGCCACACCGAACTGCTGGAACTCTGCTACGACCCGAGCGTGATCTTCGTCGCGCACAACGCGGGCTTTGAGCAGGCCATCTGGCAGCACATCATGGTTGGCCAGCACAAATGGCCCCCGCTCCCGATTGAGCGTTGGCACGACACGATGGCGGTGGCGGCGCGTTACACTCTGCCCCTCAATCTCGACAAATTGAGCACCACCCTCAAGCTGACCGCGCAGAAGGACATGGAAGGCCATGCCCTGATGATGCAGATGTGCAAGCCCAACCCGCGCACCGGCAACTTCGACCACCCGCCCGAGAAGATGGAGCGGCTACTGGCCTACAACGTGGGCGATGTGGACGCGCAATACGAGGCGCACTGCAAGCTGGGCGGTTTGGGGCCGCAGGAGCGCGCTGTGTGGATGCTCAACGAGCGCGCCAACCAGCGGGGCATCCTGATCGACGAACCCTATGTGCGCCAGGCTATCGGGCTGCTGGAAGCCAGCCGCACCCCGATGGAAGCCGAGTTCCGCGAGATTACCGGCCTCAAACCTACCCAGCGCGAGAAGGTGCTGGACTGGCTGAACGGGACGGGCGCGGGCTTGCCCGATCTGCGGAAGGACACGCTCGACAAAATCCTTGACGCGGAAGCCGAGGACACCACACTCGCGAACATCACGCCCGAAGCCTACCGCGCCATCCAGATCAGGCGCGTCCTTGGTTCGTCCTCGGTCAAGAAGCTGAACCGGATGCTGGACTGCGCGAACCTTGACGGGCGGGTGCGCGGCACGATGCAATATCATGGCGCTCGAACGGGTCGCGCTGCTGGTCGGCTGGTGCAGCCGCAGAATATGCCCCGCCCCACGGTGGAGGACGTATCGCAGCGCGAGATCATGGACATGGTTCGCCGCGGCGACATGGCCGAAATTGACCGGCGCTGCGGCAACGTGTTCGACGCGGTGATTTCGACTTTGCGCGGGTGCTTCCGGCCAGCGGACGGCAACGTGTTCGTGGCGGGCGACTTCAACGCGATCGAAGCCCGCGTGGTGCTGGCGCTCGCAGGCGAGACAGCCAAGGCGCGTTCGTTCGACGAAGGCGACCCTTACAGCGACATGGCGGCGCAGATTTTCGGTCGCCCGGTGAACAAGAAGGACAACCCCGATCTGCGCTTCGTGGGCAAGGGGACGGTTCTGGGCGCTGGCTTCGGCATGGGGCCAAACAAGTTCCACCTCGTCACGGTGCCGGACAAGCCGCTCGACTTCGCGCAGCAATGCATCGACACCTACCGGAAGGAGTGGGCGCCGCTGGTGCCGAAGCTGTGGTATGGCTTGGAGGAAGCCTCGGCCAAGGCGGTCTGGTGTTCGTCGAAGCGGGCCTACGAGTATCGCGGCATCACCTACCAGATGCGCGGGAACTACCTCGTCTGCCGCCTTCCGAGCGGGCGCGAGATGTTCTACTGCGATCCTCGGAAAGAGCAGAAGGCGGTTCCGTGGGATGAAACCGACATCCGGCAGGCGTGGTCGTATCTGTCGTTTCAGGGCAAGGGCGCACATCGCAAGACACCCTTTGGCGGCCTGCTGGCGGAGAACGTGGTCCAAGCCGCTGCGAGGGACATCATGGTGGCGGCGATGTTCCGCTGCGAGAAGGAAGGCTTGCCGGTGGTGTTCACCGTTCACGACGAGTTGGTGACGGAGCCGGAAGCCAAACGCAGCGATGCGCTCACTGTCTTGCAGGGTTGCATGGAGGAGCGCGAGCAATGGGTAATCGACTTCGGCATCCCTGTGGCTGCTGAATGCGATCGAATGGAGGTTTATAGCAAATGACATATGAAAAAATTGAAGTCACCTCGTCCGAGGAGAAGGTCGAAATCTGCATCACCTATTCGGAAGGCAACGAGGATATGGTTCGCATTTCCGAAGTGAACTGCGTTTTCGCCCTTGCCTCGGCCTTGCGAGTTCTCGCAGATGCCGCAATCAAGAGAGTGGCGAAATGATCATCGCAGGCATCGACCCCGGCATCACGGGCGCGCTCGCGCTTACAGATGGCCAAGGCTACCTCAAGGTCTATCCGGTGCCAGCGGCAGGCGGGCAACCCGACTATGCCCGCTGGGCGCAGGACTGGCTTCCGGCGCTTCGGCTCGCGGGCCATGTGTGGATTGAGAAGGTGGCCGCCATGCCCAAGCAGGGCGTGAGCAGCACGTTCACCTTTGGGGAGCGGTATGGCTTCATCCTGGGCCTTGTGGCGGCGTCGGAAACCCCGTTCAGTCATGTGAGGCCGCAGGAGTGGAAGAAGCGCGTCGGGCTGGTCGTGAAGGCTGACAAGGCCGCCTCACGGATCAGGGCCAGCGAACTGTTCCCGCAGCATACCGACAACTGGCAGCGAGCCAAGGATGATGGAAGGGCCGAAGCGGCGTTGATCGCTTACTACGGCCAGATGGCGACGGAGAGGTTTTGATGAACCAGCGAACGAAGGCTGACCTAGAGCGCGAGATGCTGGCCACTGAACGCCGCGTGGCAAAGGTGTATCGCTGGGTTTCGCGCAACCAGAAGCCCGCGCATAGTCCTTGGACAGCGGCGGAGCTGCAAGACCTGAAACTGCTCTACGCCTCGGACAAGACCTTCGAGCAGATCGGCCGGATGATCGGGCGCTCACGAAACTCCGTGGCGGGCGCAGTGAAGCGGATGCGGGACCGCGGGGAACTCTAGAACGGTCGCTTCTTCCGCCGCAGCTTGCGCGCCTTGTCGTCGATCTTGGTGGCCAGCCCGCCGGTCTGGCTGTCGAGAACGTCCATGATCGCATCGTCAGCCGCCTCGGAAATCATCTCGACCTTGACCGGGTTCTTCGTGACCTTCCGCACCAGTTTCTTGATCAACTTCTTGAACATCAGTCGGCTCCTTCGCTTGGCGACCCACCATTACGCAGGCCGAGGGACACATTCTCGATCTTCGACACGATCTCGCGCAGCGAGAGAAAACCTGCGGTCAGCCAGCCCGCCGCTTCCAGCTTGGCCCCTTGCTGCCACGCGACGAACGCCATGTAGGCCATCAGCGCGAGGATACCCGCGCCGAGCGCACCGAGGACAAAAATGGCGAGACGGCGAAGGCTCATGCCTCGTTCGTGGAAACCACGCCCCCTGTCATTTTCGGCAGGCCCGCAGCGGGCAAGCTAAGGCTCACAGGCCAGCGGATCGCCACAGCACGGTTCTTGGCCAGCGGCATTATGTTAACTGCGTTCGACTGGTTGCCGCCCAGCACGTAGTAGTTCGCCGCGCTCTCGCCAACGAGGAAGCCGACATGGCCCCCGCCCGAACGCTTGAACACCACGATCGCACCGACCGCTGGCGGGCAAGCCTTACCCCACTCGGCCCACGCCAGTGCGCGCGGGAACATCTTGGGGAATGGCAGACCCGCCTTCTCGATACAATGCGCGACGAACAGGCCGCACCACGGCGTTTCGTCGTCGGTGAACCATCCCGCACCGAGGCGCTTCCAGCCTTCCGCGATCCAGCGATTATGCTTCGGGCCGGGAATTTCCTTCTGGCCGATCAGGGCGCGAGCCTCGACCAGCCACGCGGGTTCCTTGGGCTTGGCGGCCAGACTGGCGCGAGCAAGCCTGAGATCGTCGAGCAGTTTGTCGATCTGGTTGACCTCGGGCTGGGTGAAGCCCTTACCCCGCGCTGCGCGGATGGCGTCGAAAACCGGTTTGCGCGGATCGGTCATTTGCTGTCCTTCCTCTGTTCGACTTCCGAGAGGGTATCGAGCCGTTCGATCCGCGGCTCGACAACTGCGAGACGGCCCTCAAGCGCGGCAATCTCGCGCTCATGGCGCAAGTTGTCACGGCTAAGGGTGGCGATCTCCGCCTTCATCATCATCGCGTCGTTGTTCCCGATAAGATACCCTATCACGCCAACGAGGGCGGCGACTACCGCCCACTCCACGATTTTCTGGCCGATCCCCTGCATCATTCTTGAGCAATTCCTGGATCAGCCAGACCAGTCCCAAGAAGCCAATCAAGCAGACGGCGCGTTCCGTATCGTTCATCGAGGCCCCACGTAAGCAAGGCCGCGAGTTGCAGCCATCCGAGCAACGAACCCGCGCCGACAACGTAGTCCACGTTCATGCGTTCCGAGAGCAGCCAGCCGAGTTCGAGGAACAGCATAGCACCGAACAGCGCGGCGATGGCCTTCTGAAAACCTTTACGTGGCGGAAATATCACAATCACCGCAGCGGTGAGGTCGATCAGAACCCACGCCGTAGGGTCCGCGAACACCTTGCCCGCGATGGAGGCGGAGAGCAGGGTTGCCCAAGTGCGCCACATCGCTCCACCCCTCATGAGAGGCGTGAGAGCGAGCAGGCAAAGTGTCCACAGGGTCAGCATGGCCGCAGCCTTTCGTCAGGGTTCGGGAGCAGGTTCCGGCTCCGGTTCGGGAACCGGCGTAGGGGTCGGCACCGGAGTGGGTTTGGGGGTAGGCGTTGGGGTCGGGGTGGGGATGGGCGGCGGATCGGGCGGCATTGGCTTTCTCCTAGCGTTCGAGTTGCTGGCGATAGGACTCGCGCGAGGTATTCATTTGGCGCTCGTCATTCTGGGTGAAATTGCGGATGATCTGATCGCGGATCAGTTCTTCAATCCGCCCACGGTCCTTCCGGCCCGAACGCTTTTCCAAAGCGCGCACGGTGGCTTCAAACTGTCCCGGCTCAAACAGTTTTTCGGCCAAGCGGCGAGCAGGCCCCTGACCGAGGCCAAGCTGGCGGGCAAAGCGTTGCGCCATGCCCGACACCATCGCGCCGCCAGCACCTCGGCCACCCGCAACCACAGTGTCAATCAGCGCCTTGGCGTCGTCGAGTTGGGATGCGACCTGATTGGCGGGAACGCCGGAAAGCGCCGAGAGGCTGTCCACGGCGCGGCGCTGCGTCTGCGCGAACTCGATCAGGCGGGTGGCTTCGTCGTCGCCGAGAGCCAGCCGAAGGTCTTGTGCCAGCGCGGGGCTTTCGTCGAGTTGGCGGATCAGACGGTAGGCGCTGGCAGGGTTGGCCAGAGCGTCCCGATAGGCCGCCGAACGCGCCCCGAGCGACAGGCCCTCCGTGATTTCGCCCGAGACATCGCGAGTTGCGTTCGGGCCAGAGTAACGCATTGCCGCGACTTCCTCGGGGAAGTTCACGCCTTCGGTCGGGCGCACGGCCTTCTGACCGAGTTCCACGGCTTCCGAGCGCACAGCGTTGCGAGCGTAACGATCCACGGCCTCGGCGGCGCGCGGGTCGATCTCCGTCATGAACTGCTGCACTTCGTCGGCCAGCGCGTCGTAGCCTTCGCCCGGATTGCGCTGGCTGCGAGCGCGCAGGTTCTTCCGCATGATGTCGAGAAGGCCGAGGCTGATCGTGCCATTGTCGATGGCTTCTTCGGCCTGCGCCTTGCCAAGCGGCGAGAGGCCCGCCTGCGGCAGCACCGCTTCCTTGAGGTAGATTTGCGCGTTCGGGCCGAGCGGCGCTTGCACGTCCCGAATGGCGGTGAAGTCGATGTCGCCCTGTTCGCGGGTGCGGAGCGCGGCGGCTTCCGGCCCTTCGATCGGGCCGCCCTGCGCCACGCGCTGCGAAACCGCCGTGGGAAGCCCGCGGGTTTCTGCTTCTGCTTCGGTAACGGCGCGAGCCACGGCTTCGTCGGACGGGGCGAGGTTGCGCTGCAAGCGCGCTGCTTCGCTCGGGTCGAGGATTTCCGCCAAACGCGGGCCACGGCCATTGATGCGGGTGAACTCGGCGGCGCGCTGGCGCAGAACTTCCGGCGAGATTTGCAGTTCAGACAGGGCTTCGGCGGCTTGGCGATCCGCACCACCAGGCAGGAAATTGCGAACCATTCCGCCTGCGGCTTGCCCTGCGCGGATCACCAGCGGAGCCGCAGCGCCGCCGCCGGAGCCGATCAGGAAATCAGTGCCTGCGGTCTGGAAACGATCACCCATCGGGGCAGCGCCGATGCCCGCAGCGGTGTTGGTCGCACCGCCAAGAGCACCGGCGCGCAACGTCTGGCCCGTAAGAGTCGGGGCTTGCAGAAGCCGCGCGCCGAGTGAAACGGGCGCAGTAGCGAGAACGCCTGCGATCTGACCGATGTCGCGCGCACCGGCGTTGTCCAGAGCGCGCGATGCCTGTTCGGCTTCCCACGCCTGTTCGTAGGTCATGTTCGGGTCGAGCGCCGAGCGCACCAGCGCAGTCGCCTCGTCAGCGAAATTGAGCAGGCCCGCATCGCTCGCACCACGGAACGCGGCTCCGGCGCTTTGCAGGCTGATCGTGGCATCGCCGCGCTGGTATTCGCTGACGGGGCCAGTGTAGCCTGCACGGTAGGCATCGACGGCTTGCTGCAACTCACGCTGGTTGACGATCGGGCGGCCAACGGCTTCGGCCCACGCGCTTGCCTGCTCGCGGCTGGCACCGCGGCGCAGCATCTCCGACAGATTGGCCTCAAACTCGAAACTGTTGTCGGGCGTAAGAGCCGAGAGGTCTTTTACCTTCGGCGTGAACCCGCCAACGGTGAAATCGGTGCGCTCGGGCGGCGCTGCCGGTGCGCCTTCTGCCGGAGCAGGAGCGAGTTCGCTGCGTAGCACATCACGGCGACGGCGGATGAAGTTCTCGGCGCGGTCCAGTCCCTTGAGGAACTGCTCAAGGGACTGGTTCGGGTCGAGATTGGCAATCGAGGAGATGGCGCGGCGTTGTTCTTCGGGGTTGTCGAGCAGCTTGCTCACGCCACCTTGGTTGGCGTCTGCCATTTCGCCGGCGATCTGCTGAATGATGTCGCCCTCGATCGACGCGAGCGAGCCTTCAAGGTCAGTGCGGCTCTGGCCAAGCAGCGCGCCGACAATCGGCGTGGCGTTCACACCGCCCGCAACGCGGCCAGTGGTAAGCGGTTCACGGGCCAAGCGGCGCACGTCCGCGAGGACGCCTAGGAGGCTTTCGGCGCGGTTCAGGCGATCTTCGCGGGTGCCAACACGCCCGAGAACTTCGGCGTTGATCGTGGCCATGCTCTTGGCGGCTTCACGCGCCGCCTTTTGCTCGTCCAAGGTCAGGCGGCGCTCCGCGATATTCCGATTGAACGCCGCCGTCTCCGCTGCGCGAGCCTCCGCCGCGTCTGCGCGAGCTTGTGCTTGAGCTGCGCGCCGGTCTGCTTCCTCCTTGCGCGGGTTCGGCAGCGGCGCGATAATCAAACCATCGTTGGCGCGCGGTTGGGGCGAGGGTTGCGCGGCGGGGTTGACGCGGAAAGCCGCCCAAGGGTCTTGCTGTGCCATCAGGGAACTACTCCGGGCGATCCGTCAGGAAGAATGAGGCGGGTGCCGCGCGGCAGGTTCGCGGCTTCTTGCGGCGTGGAAACCCGCACGGTGATGTTGTTCCGTCGCATCCAGTCCATCATGGCGTTGGCGTTCGGGAAGCTGGTCGCAACACGTTGCAAGTCGCTCATGGAAAGCGGGCTACCTTGAGCCTGCGGTTCAGGCTGGCCCATAGCCGGTGCTTGAGGGGTTTGAGGCGCGGGGGCCGAACTGCTCGGCGGCTGGTAGAGCGGATTGACACGGTAGCCAGTGTCGGGGCCGCCGATCAACGCACCGGAAAGGCCGCGGTTGTTCATCTGGCGGGCCAGTTCGGCGCGAAACTCCGGCGTCCCCGGCTGGAACCCTGTGGCCGCCGCGACCTCGCGCATGAGCGCGGTCATTTCCGGCTCGGTCATGCCCGCCGTGCGAAGCGCGTTGATCTTGGCGGGGTCAATGCCAAGTCCGATCAGCCGCGCAACATCCTGCGGGGTCTGCTGGCCCGTGGCGAAGCCCATCAGACCTTCGCGCGCTGCATTCGCTTGCTGCTCGGCCATGCGCTGCTGCTGGTAGAACTCAAAAACAGGCTCGCGCCCGCCCATGATGGCGAGGATGTCGCCAATGCGCCCGATCGTCTCGCCAAAGCTGCGCTTCGGCTTTTCAGGCTGCGCCTGTTGGGTCGCGCGCGGGCGCATGACATCCGCAAGGACATTGCGAGACGGCATTGAGGGCGCGGGAGCAGCAGTTTGGCCCGTCAGGAACGGGCGAGGGGTGAAAGTGTCGTCAGCGAACTCGGGGGCGTTCGGATACATCCGGCGCAGGCGTTCCGTCTCGGCCAGTTGCTCGGGAGTGGCGACGAGAGTCATATCACTTCCTCCCGAACAGGCTGGCGAACCCGCCGATGCCCTGACCCAGCGCGCCGATACCGCCCAGCGCGCCCTGCGTCGGCCCGACTTGGCCCGCTTGGCCGATCAGCCCCGCGAAGTTCTGCGCGTTGCCGGTGGCCGTCTGCGCCCCGCCGAGAACCTGCGCCAGATAATTCTGGTAAGTGCGATCAGCCAGATCGGCGCTGCGATCCTGATACGCCCGCAATGCCGCGCCCGAGTTCAGCAACCCTCGCGCTGCGCTGTTGGCCGTGACGCCTTCCATCGCGCTACGCAGGATATTCTGGTATCCAGTGCCCTGCTTGAACCGCTCAAGGCCAGCGTTGAACGCCTCGGGACTGCCGATGCCCAGCCCACCCTGATAGACATCAAGAAGCTGACGCCCTTGTGCGGCCTGCTGCTGCGCCATCGGGCCGAAGGACGATTGGAGCCACTGGAAGGCCCTGTTCTTCGCTCGCTTGCCTGTGAGAAACGACATATCTGGCCTCAAACTGTTCGCGGGTCAGAGAGAAACCTTCCATCGGCCCCCACTCTGTCTGCCGCATTCCCAGCGAAGTGCCGCCGATCTTTCGATTGAACCAGCGCGCAGCCCGCAGATGAACGGGTGTCCAACCGAAAACCTGAACAGCCCCATGTTGGACGAAGGCGCGGCGAAGAAGTCTCTCTGCGACGGACAATGCCGATTTGCCGCGAGAAGCCAGCAACCAATGGAGGTTATACACACCTTGCCCGTTGCCTTCAAGCATCACAATGTCGATGCCATTCTCGGTCAACAGGATGTTGGTCGGGTCGGCCAACCATTCGTCAATATCGAACCCCGGCTTGACCATCCCCGCGCAATCATCGTCGCGCAGTCGATTGGCCAAGAGGGCTTTCAGGCTCACACTGCACCCCGATACACGAGGTTGATCGCCACGCTGGTCGCGTCGGTCATGGTGGAGCTTGCGCGCACCACAATATCGCCCGCAGTGGTCACATCGGCGCGCAGGCGCTCCACCGTGCCACCCGCATTCAGGGCGACAACCTCCGCGTCCTGAATGTTAATCAGGGGGCGGTGCGTCGTGGTGGCGATGTTGGCGAGAACCGTGGAGGAAATGACTTGCGCCGCCGGAGAGACATTCAAGCGCCCGCACAGCGAAACCAGATTGCCATTGCGCTGGGTGTTGAGCGCCTGCGAGAACAGGCCGGTGTTGTTGTAGCCGCTGGCGATGGAGCCGACATTCTGCACGGGGTCCGAACCCGCGAATTGCCATGCCGTCCAAGCGCCCGACAACGCGCGGCGCCATGCGAAGCGCAGTTCCGGCCCGCTTGCATCCCAGTTGACCTGCAACGGGAAATGGCCACCCGTGCTGACGGGGTTAATCGTCAGCACAAAGCCATCAATCGCCGCATCCGTCATACGGGTGATCGTCAATCCGGGCGGATAGGTGATCGGCAAATCCGCCGCAGCCTTGGCCGGAATGTTGTCCCAAGTAAAACCCCACAACTCACGCGGCACCAGCCATTCGGCAATCATTGCGGCGAGGATGTTGGTCGAAAGGTCGGCAGTGTGGACGCGGGCGCTATCCAGCCACTTGTTCTGCATCGCGCCAGCGGCAAGGTCGATTGCCGAGTTCGGGAACAGCGCGTTTTTGTCGAAGAACCCACAATTGAACCGCTCGGCCATCGCACGGATAATCGGGCGAAGCTGGAGGCTCCACAGTTCATCACGATCAGTAGTGTCGCCCATCGCGCTGGGGGTCAGGACCGCGATCGAGCAGGTGTTCACATCAAGCGAACCGCGCAGGGTGGTCAGCGAGGCTTCCAGCGAAATCGCAAAATCCTCGGCGTCCCGCCCGCCAACCACGGGGTCGTTCGTTCCCCAGCACATCACAATGAGATCGGGGTCATAGGCGATAACGTCAGCCTGCGACTTTCCGTTGCTGTTGTAGGGCGCCGAGGCCGTGCGCCATTGCTCGATCTGCGTCCCCGACACGCCAAAGTTCGTCACGGTCACATTCGGCAGGCTGTCCAAATAGGATTGCAGCAGCGTGCCGACAAAGCCCGCAGTGTTGCTGTCCCCCACCAGCGCGACCTTGAGCGCCTCGCCCGTCCGCAGCCCTTCCAGCCAGCGCACAAGGTTCTCACGCCCCCATTGGTGCAGCGAAGCATCACGCCCCGGCTTGTTGATCAGCCGCCGCCCACCAGTTGCGCCCTCAAAATAGATACCCTTCTCGCCAATGATATCGACGCCAGGGTTATTGGCAGTCGCCGCCCCGATGCTCACCTCGGCAATCGAGGCCAGCAGCCCGCCAGCACCGAGATCGGCAAACGCTGCCCCCACGGTAGCAAGCGCGGTCGAGGCAGGCGTCAATGCCCCGTAGAAGCCTACGCTGGGGATCGCGCTGCCCCCAACGGTGGCGTCGATAAAGTCCTGCACCGTGCCGCCGTCTGCGGTGCCGACCAGCGCCGCACCGCCAGAAGTGCTGATGCCGAGTTCCGTGGCATAAAGTTCGGTGAAATTCGCGTTGATCTTGCCGCGGACAACAGCGCCGCTTTCAAGGTTCTGGATGATCTGCTGCGCCATGTTTCAGCCCTAGGTGAGTGTGATTGAGCCGGTGCGGATTACGCCGTCCGAGCCTTTATAGCGGAAGGTGAGCGTGGTGTCATTATCCGCCGTGATGGTGAGGTCGCCAATGGTCTGCGGGTCTTGCACAGCCTGCGGGCGAATGACTGGCCCGTCGCGCCCGAGCAGGGCTTGCCACAGGCGCGTGAGGTAGTCGGTCGGAAAGCCCGCGGCATCCACGATCGGCGTGTTGTAGCGGAGAGGTTCGCGGGCCATCAGTTCGTGTCGTCCTGATTGACCTTGCCGATGTCCACATCCAGTCCGTCGATGCGGACATTTGTGCCGCTGTCCACGATCTCGAAAATCCGGCCCGGTGCGCGCATCAGGCCGAGCGAGCGCCAGCGCACTTCCTTGGTGAACTCGTTCGGGAAAACCGTCACCGTGCCAGCGTTCTTGTAGCTGGCCCCGTTGTCGTCGCTGATCCGCAAGGTGATGGCGGTCGTCGCCATGAACGGGTCGCCAATCGAAGCGGTGAGCGTGACGGCGTTGCAGCGCGGCGAGGTGCGGCTACGGAGCGGGATGCCACCGGTGGCGGCGCGGGAGAACTCGCGGCGGCTGTCGTTCACGAACGGGCCTTCGTCTGCTGCCAAGCTGGTCGTCAGCGTCCACAGGGTCGAAAAAGTGTCGTCCCCGAGAATGACGTTCGTGGCGGGCGCGTTCGGATCGAGGGAGCCGAGAACCGACACCCAATTGAACCCGCTGTTGACCGGCCAGACGTTCCGGCCCTGCCCGTCCCACGACGACCATGAGCCAGTGGTGAGGTCATAGACGAGGGTTTCGTTCGGCCCGAGACGTAGGACATAGAAGTCATGGCCATCAAGGCTGAACGCGAAGGACACGATTTGCTGATAGTCGGGCAGCGGCACCGAGCAATCATCGCGCCATTGGCCAACGTCGATCCAGATGTCGGCGTCGTCCCATGTGCAGTCCTCGAAAATCCAGTTGCTCACGGGATCACCTCGCTGTCCAGCCCGTTGTTGGTGTAGGTCAGCCCGACCGAATTGCTGGTGCCAACCGCGCCGAGACTGTCGGTGACGCGACAGCGCACGGTCGCATTGGCGGTGGTGAAAGTCACCACGCGGCTGACAGACAGCACAGTGGTGGCTGCGGCGGGCGCGGAAATGGCGAAAGTGCCATCCGAGGCCGTCTCGAAATACCACTGGTAGGTGAAGGGGCCAGTGCCGCCCGTCACGCCAGCGGTGAAGTTCCCGAAGTTGAAGGACGGCTGACTGCGCGCCGAACCTGCGCCGAAGGCTGGCGTAACCTGCACCGAGAGCGTGGTGGGGGCCGGAGGCGGCGCGTTCGGATCGAGCGTGTTGGTGAACTGAAAGCCAACGCCGTCGCTGGTTACGATGGTGCTGTTGGCGTCCGTCACAGAGCAGAACAGGGTGCCGACTGCGGTGGTCGAGTTCGCCACGCCAGAAACGGTCGGAACCGCGAACTCCTGATTGGTCGCGCCGACGAACGCGAACGTCCCCTGCGATTGGTTGCCCCAGAAGAAACGGATGGTGTAGGGGCCAACGCCGCCCGAGATCGCCACGCTGACAGGGGTGAAAGTGCCGGTGGTGTTGGCTTCCGACAGCGTGGTCAGGCCGGTGGACAGGGTGACGGTGAGTGGCCCCGGCGAGCCTTCCGTGGGCGGCGCGGCGGGGCTGGTGGCGGTCCTGATGGCGCGGCGGGTGCGTTCCTCGACCGAGTTGTCGCTGATGCGCTGCGGCCCGCCGCCGTCGATGCGATAGACCACGCCGTCCGTGTCCATCAGGACGAGGGTATCCTTGATCGAGACATCGCTGTTGACCCAGATGCCTCGGTCGAACACGCGGGACTGGCTGCGCGCAAAGGGCGCGTTGCTGTCGCCGGTCGGGAACCACATTTCCGTGGTGGTCTGGCCGAACAGGGCAAACTGGTCGCCAACGGTCCGCACCGCCACCAACGGGTCAGGGCTGCGCTCGGCGGTGGCGAAATTGAGCGGGTCAACCGTGGTCGCACCCGGTTCAACCCAATAGAACCGCCCGATGTAGCCAGCCTCGGGCGCAGGGACGACGATGATGTAGCCCGCGATGAACGCGACCGAGATAGGTTTCAGGCCCGCAGGCATATCGACGAGCGTGAGGCCCGCATCAAGGCCGCCCGTCAACGTCCCAGCATCCCAAGCCATGTGGGTGCTGGTTTCGGTCGTCGTGATGGTGTTGCCGATCACGCCTTCCGCGATCGCCTTTACGAACAGAGTAGCCGAGGTATAGCCAGTGGCTTCGGCAGACGTGTTCGCCGTCAGCGCGGTCGAATATGTCGTGCCGGGAGTGCCGCTGTCATTAATGGCCTCGAACAGGGCTTGGAAATTGGCGAGGTTGTTGCTGCCGGTGTGCGCCACGCGCCAAGGGTTCGCCAGCGTCCCCGCCGGAGTGCCGCTGTCCACGCCGCCATTGGTGAATAGGTAATAGGTGCCGCCGATCTCCACGGTGTCGCCATTGGCGATATTCGTGGTCGCAGTCAGTTCGCCGCGGGCGAAAGCCGCGTTGCGATAGACCTTGAGCAGTTTGCCATCCGCGATGAACAGGTTCTCGGGGGTGCTGCCGAGGGCTGCGGTCGCCGCCATGCTGGCGCGCGTCTTTTCGTCGCCGTCATTGAAGAAGCTGTTGCCGATCAGCGTGGTCGCGCCCGAGGTCGAGACGCGGTAGAGAACGCGCCCGCTCATGACGAACAGCGCACCATCAAACGCGCCCGCCTCGCTGAACAGACCACGGTTCGGGCCGTCGCCCACGTTCAGCCAACGCTTGAGAGCGGGACGGGCGAGCAGCGACACGCCTTCGACCCCGTTGGCGGGGTTTTCTTCGAGGAAGCGGTTTCGCAGGCGCAGATAGGGGGCACGGGAATAATCGCGCCGCCAATCAGTCTGGCCGAGGGGGACACTCACCATTCGCGGTAGCCCCCACCGGTGGTATTGAAGGGTTGTTCGCTCGGGATCATCGCGGCGCTGTCGTAGGCTTGACTGGCAGGCTGGCGATAACGCTGGCTGCACCGCTTGAGCAGCCGGTCGTAGATGAACATGGTGCCGCTCTGCGGGTTGATCTCGTCGAGCGCCGTGAGACGGATCGCGGTGCCAGCAACGAGCAGATCGTCGAACTCGGCGGGCAACGGGGTTTCGTCGTTCAGGCCGAGAGGCGCGATGGGGAGCCAGTTGCCGAGGTCCGCGCGGTAGAAAAGCAGGACGGGCACTGCGCTACTGGCGAACGTCAGGCTGGCTCCCCCGTTGACGCGCCGACCGTTCCCCAGGACAGTGAGGGTGGCCGTCGAGCCAACGTTCACGAACTCCATGCGAGCGCCATCGGACGGGTATTCCGGCAGATAGATCGTGGCGTCCGTCTGCCCGCCCCACAGCACCCGCGAATTGGCTGGCGGGTAGGAGTCGCGTTGGTCGGTCTGCCGCTCGGTCGTGGCGAACGGCTGGTTCAGATTGGTGGTGTTCTGCGGGAACGGCAGAGCAAGATTGTTGGTCGTGACCGGCGCGGTTCGCAGCACAGCCGGAACTTGCCAGTCGGACAGGAGTTGCCCGACCTCACCTGCGAACAGCGAGGCGAGGAAGCCATTGAGGCGATCAAGTCCCTCGGTATATTCGGCTTCGGTGAGGCCGTCCCCGAGTGCCTTGATAGCGGCCTCACGGTAGGCTCGTTCGACTGCGCGTGAGGCCAGCATGGCTTAGAACTCCGTGGTGTCGATCTCGACGACTTCCGGCTCGGGAGCCTTGGCCGCGTTGATGCGGGTTTCCAGTTCGGCTTCGTCCCAGCCCGCAAAGGGCTTCTTGCCGACGAGAGCGCGGTATTCATCACGCAGTTCCTTGAGCCGATCGGTCGGCTCGGGAGCGATCGCACCACCGGGCCGACCGTCGCCATCATGGTCGAACGCTTTGGCAACGGAGTCTGGTGCTTCGGCAAAAGGCGCATCCTTCCAGCCCTTCGGCACATCGGCTTCCGACTGGAAAATCTCGGCTTCGCCTTTGGGGCCGTAACGCCAGGAGGGGAAGGTTGCTTCTTCGGTCATTGTCCTGTCCTTTCTGCGATCGTCATATCATTGGCGGGCGGCTGGGTAAATGTTTTACGGCCCGAAATGCGCGATCGCTTTCAGTCCGGTTCATACGTCCCCCCTGCAAATAGGCACTTCGATGAAGTCACGCGGTGCGAGCCACATATCCCAAGCCATCGCGGCCAAGAGCACATTCAGACCGGTGCTGGCGCGGTTCATGTCAGCGGCACGCCATCGACGCGAAGGCCGGTATTCGCTCCGTTGGTAGTGCCGGTGCCGCCAATCTTGGCCGTTTTCCAAGCAGCGTCAGCTTGCGTGACAATCGTCCCGACATTGGCAGAAGGGCCGTTTTCAATGAACAGTGCGTGCGTCCCTTTCATGTTGTCGGCTTGGAAGCCACGCACAGAAGGCTCAACGATCACACTCTCGAAGGAGTTTTCGGAGGACGACGCATTTAGCAGGTGAATACCAGCGCGAACGGTCGGCAACGCACCCCCCTGCAAACCGTTTTCTTGTCCGGGGTCTTGGCAGCGCAGGCCGCTAAAGTGGTTATAACCGGCAGTCGCGATAACAAGGTTGGAGCCGCGCGCCTCTTGCAAGTCGCAACCCGAAACGAGAACCTTGCCGTTCAACTTTTGGTCGGCGTCGATAACCATGTTGGCGCAGTCACGCACATCGGTTCCGCCTTGTTGGCCGTTGTAAAATGCTTTGGTATCCCCAATCCGGCAAGCACCAGATCGGTCAATACGCATCCCAGTCCGCCCGCTTCCGCCGAACTTGCTGTTTAGCACTTGGCTATCCACCAGCCCGAACATGTGCAGGCCGTAGCGCCGTGCCTGATGGCCGCGCAGTTCGGAAAGAAGCATTTCACCCCGTCCGCCAAAGAAAAACGCATCACGGCGCGAATTAAAACTGGCAACGTTGCTCACTCGGATATGCGGGTCAATATACTGATAACCCTCAAAGGCAGTGCGGACGCGCAGATTATCGCCATCGCGGGTTGCATCGCTACCGATAAAACCCTTGGTGCCTTCAATGCCGAAATCCGAAAGTGTGACGAAATCCGTGTAAGCGTTCGCATTAAACGTTGGATGTTCCGAACCTTCTGTCATCACCACATTGCCCTTGTGAGCAGGCAAGGCAATGATGAGAGACTGCATGTGGCCGTCTCCTACAATGCCGCAGCGGCGGGGCACTGTCAGGGCTGCTTTAGATCCTGTTGCGGGGTTAGCTTGATATGCGTCCCACTCTGCGGCGGTATTCATCACGCCGTAGCGATGGCCCGCGCGCAACTTCACTACTCGCCCGAAAGATGCAGAGGTCGGATTAGTGCCGAATTGCAGCGGGTTTCCAACAAACGAACCCGTAAGCAAATTCCCGGAACTGTCAAACGTGCTGTTCGGACTAAAGGCAGCGTAGCGCAGCGCCTTTCGGAGCGCGGCGGTGTCGTCGGTGCCGATCATCCATGCGTTTGTTGTTGCACCGATAGGAGCGCCATCAAAAGTAATGTCACGTCCAGAGATCGCGGTAATCGTGCGAGGTGCGCCCCCCACGAACAGAGCCGACCAAAGCCTTTTCCCGACATAGTATTGTGACGGGGTGAAGTTGCTTTCGACCGTCAGAACGTTTCCGCTAAACGCACCTTGGATGCCGTATTCAATATCGCCTACGGCACCGAAAAAAGGATGATGCGGGTCAATTGTGCCGACAACAGGGCCAAACTCTCCGCCATAAGCAAGTCCGCCGAAGCCGAGTTCAGTAAGCGCGGTCTGGATAGTAGTCATGCGGCCATGCTTTCGTAAGTGATTTGGTCGCCGTTATAAGTGACGGTGCTGCCGAAATAAGTGACGAGGTTCGACGGCGCGGGGGGCGCGCTATTTGTCGGGGCTGCATTTTTGTAAGGATGGAGCGCGGGCAACAGCGATTGCAATCCCCACTTCCACGCCAGATACCCATGTATGCGATCTTCTATGTCTTGGCTGACCGTGCTTTCCGGCAACAAGATGATCTCGGCAAAGTCGCCTGCGGGGACAAAGGAGCCGACTGGCGGCAGAAACAGCGTAAATCCTGAAAATGCCGCAACATTGCGAATTGAAAATATCTTACCGCTTCCAGTTAGCTGGGAGTGCATTTGCCCCCGATTCGCGACAGTGACGCTTGCCGAATTGATAAAGACGTTTTGAGGAGCAACTACGTTCGCGTTATTAACCCTTGAAACATCCGTAGCCGACGAGCCTGATTGGGCCAGCGGAACAATGGTGTTCGCCCCGCCCAAAATAGATTGCGAAGTCTGTGCTGCCGACACGTTCAGAACCGCGTAAAGCCGGAACGCCGCCCCGACCGCAAAGTTTGTGGTGAACCATGTAGTGTTTGCGTTGCGGACAACGGGCTTGCTGTTGAAGCCAGCGGGGTCAAGCGTCGGGCGATTGTCGTTATTCGACTGGGACACCGCCCCGCCAGATCTCCCCTTGTTTGCCCATGCCGAAACCCGTGAGCCGTTCAACGTCAGCGTTGCCGCGTCGTCCGCGTCAAACCAATGCGTAGGCCCCGTGGCAAGGTCAGCCGGCGTCCAAAGCGCGCCCACCCGAAGCCGCATATTGGCAGAAAAGATCGAGGCGACCATTGCTCTAGGCCGTGAACAGGCAGCCCGCCGCGCCGCTGGCGGTCACGACGCGCACACCCGCAGCATTCACGCGGAACGGCATCGGATAGTAGCCGCCAGCCACCACAGCCATCGCGTTGATCAGCACCACGTTCGGGGTGTCGAGCAGCGTCACCGTGATCGTGCCCGCCGCATCGGCCAAAAAGCCCGCCACGTTGTTGCAGGTGAGGTTGTTGGTGCTGTTCGCCGCGATGCGGTTGGCAGAATAGCCTTCTTGAACTTCCATCAGGGTATCCTCGAAAAGTGGCCGGAGCGGGGGAGAGGACTGGAATGCCCGCTCCGGCCAGAAGCAACGCGGAAGGGGTTACGCGCCGCTGATTTCGCAACCCATCAGGGGGTCGAGGTTGGTCGCACCGTAGATGCAGTCCCACCGATGGATGTGTTCGCCGGTCGAGATGTCGGAACCACGCCAGTAGCGGATCGTGATGCCGGTTTCCGGATCGGTGGCGAAGCTGCTTTCACCCGAGAACGGAGTGTGCAGCTTGGCCGACACCAGCGTGATGGCCGACTTGTTCCACGCAGCGCGGATGCGACGGGTCGCGCCCGGCGCACCGAGGTGGGTGACGATCGCATCGTTGACCGGAGCCGCCGAGCAGGTGGCGAACGCGGTGTTGGCCGAGGTATCGACACCATCGTTGGTGTTCGGCACGATGATCGGCGGGCTGATGATCAGGGTCGCAGCCCCGCCCGCGCCAGCGGTAATCGTGGTGCCGAGCGGCGAACCAGCGGGCGAAGCGTTGCCACCGACGATGGTGAACACCTGCGGGTAGCCGAGATTGACCTGATTGCGCCAGTCGTAGGCGTTCACGCCCGCGATGGTCAGCTTTTCGCCCACGCGCCAAGTGGCGCCCGGAGCCTGCCCATCGACCGTGATGGTCTGGACCATCGTGTCCTTCACATCGCGGTAGTTGACCGACAGGGTGCCGTTGTTGATCAGCGTGGTGGCCGCGGCAACACGGGTGCCGTTGGTGACAGCCGGACACTGCTGGGTGGCGTAGAGGTCGATTTCCGACAGCATCGGGATGCGAACACGCTCAAGGGCAGTGCGGTTCACGCCCTGAATGTCGCCGCCGATCAGCGAGCCACGAATGCGCTCGCCGTCCGCAAAGGTCACGGTGGCGCACAGATCGCTGTTCGGCACACCGTAGTCCATCAGGCGGGTGTGGACGCGGTTGAAGTCCGCCGGGCTGGCGAGAACGTTGTTCGCGTCAGTGGCGAGGGTCGCCGAACCCACATAGGGCGAGAAGCGAGCCACCTGCGCTTGCAGGTGAGCGTCGATCTGGTGCGCGAGGGTCGAAGCCGCCGACTTCATCGTCTCGTTACGCATCAGAGCGTTGAACGACTGGACATATTCGATGTCGCCGACGCCGATGTGGACCTTCGCATACTGGTTCACGGTGACGGGCACCGAGCCGGTCACGATGTCCTGCTTGGCCAGCGCGGCGCTCATGGCCGACGCATCGTTGCGGGCGAAACGGGGCGGGCGCTTGACGCTGACGGTCAGACCGTTCTGGTCAGTCACCTGGTTGGTGAACTTGCCGTTGACGAGCTTGCCGGTGACAAGCTGGTTCTTGGCGAGCAAGAGCATGGTGTTCGCATACTCTTGGGCATTCAGAAAAACGTTGGCCATTTCACTCAGACCTTCTGTTGTGCCAGCTTTTCAAAAGCGGCGAAATCGGTGGTCGCGGGGTTGGCGGAGAATTTGCCGCCTGAGCCGCGAGCGGAGTTGACCGGAGGGGGTGCCTTGGAAACCTTGCGCGGCGCGGGCCGGTCGAATTGGGCTTCCATGCGTCCGACCCAGCGGTCGAGTTCACGCACACTCATGGCTGCGACTTTTTCAGCTTCGGTCGGATTGCTGGCCAGATAGTAGAGAATATCCGCGCCTTTGTCCGAGTCGAGTGCTGCTTCCAGCATGGGTTGCGTGAGAGGCCACTCGCCTTCTTCTGCGCCTTCGATCACGACTTCGTTGAAGTCTGCGTAGCGCTCGGAGCCGACTTGCGCCGTTTGTTCTGCGCGGGTCTTGATCTGCTCGGCCTCTCGCATCGCAGCCTTTTGCTGCTCGGTGGCCTGCATTTCCTGCCGCAGTGCCGCGATCTTCTGTTCGGCCTTGAAATCGGCCAAATCTGCGATGTATCGCGGATCAAGGTCGCCGTAGGTGTAATTCGCCGGATCGGGTTCCTTGACAGCCTCATTCGTGACAGAAATCGGCCCTTTCGTCAAGTCGGGCGTGTCCTGCGGCTTCTCACCGCGCTCCAACGCCGCTAGACGGGCTTCCAGAGCCGCGGCGCGGGCTTCGGCGGCTTCTGCGCGCTCCCGCTGGCGGCGATAGCGCTCCGCGCCAGAGCGTCGGCGCTTGGGTTCGTCATTTTGGTCGCCTTCCGAGGCTTCTTCGGCGTCCTCGTCGCCTTCTTCGGCCTCGTTTTCGTCCTCGTCGGGCTGTTCTTCGGCTTCTTCGGCCTCGACAGCCTCCTTTTCGTCCTCGGAAGTCGGTTCAGGCGGCTCTCCGGTAATGAAAGTCGCCATTTCGGCGGCGTTCAGTTCGTCCTCGGTCGGTTGGGTATCGCTCATTACTCTGTCCTTTCGTCAATGGCGAGTGCGGTGTTGATTTCCCGTTCCTGGAT